GTTCTCTTGCTCTTAGCCTTGTACTTAATACCACTTGCAGTAATTCCTTTGTTATCCTGTTGTTGTTTTAACAGAACATCAAGTTCTTTGCTTGGTATTATAGTTGTGAAATATTCCCTTTCGGCCTGTAACATATCTTGCAATATATGTCCATCAAAACAAGAATGATCCAAACATATAGCCACTGGGTTCTTGAATGAATCCCAAGATTCTTTCACCGCCGCGGCGCATGTAGGTCCATCCATAGTTTTAGTGAATATTGTATTGAACGGTTGATCATCGTATAGATCTGTACATTTCTTGACAAATTCGCTATATGGTAATAATAATGATTTTAAAGTATATAAATATTCAAATGTTCTATATTGTATTAATCTAGGTGCACCAGTCAATTTCCTTTCAGCCATTTTCTCAAATTTGACGAAACCTTTGACCCTACTATGTAAATTATCCAAAACTACTCTATTATATATTAATGAACGATAAGCTCTCTCATATCTTTTCTTAATTGATGGTCTAGTTCTATCCATCACTTCCTTATGATCCATCTGATTAACTCTAGCAATTCTTTGTTTTATGAATAATGCCATTCTCTGAAGCTCGGCTTTCACCGGATTGATGTCCACTTCGTCGAAATCATCAACGAAATGTCTCAATTTCAGAGCCATTAATTCATTACAACAACACTTGTTAAAGTAAAAATGTGGATCAATAGAATCGAAATGATATGTTTGCAAATACCTGGTTTGTCGGTGCATGTTAAAGCCAAAAGTAGACGCATCCAATCCTAGCACTTTAGTGGAGCTTATATCACTAAAACCAGTACAATGTGCTAGGTGAATCTTAAGGCATTTTCATGGTTTGTTGTTATAAGACCCTAGTTTGGGTGAACGCATAAAACCCCCAAAAAAGGAGTTCTCTTGGTAACCACCAAGGGTTGCATTCAAGCTCTTGCCCAAATCACCATCTAAAGTCTTATTTAAATGTATTATATTATTATAATTATTCTCATTTTTAACAACTTGTCGGAATGCCATTTCTT